GATCTCAATCGGATTGTGTTATCTTCGCACGAAGTTGATATAATCAAAGCGGTTGATATGCTCTGGGTCAGAGTATCGAACGAAAGAAGCGACTGATGGCATCTCTTAGCAGCGTTACGATTGATCTGAAGGTCGCAGGTGAAGACCAAGCGACCCAAGCCCTAAATCGCTTCTATAATTCTGGTGAAAAAGTCGGGACCAGCGTTGTTGGTCTCGCCAACAAAATCTCTTCGGTTCAGGGTGAGTGGAAAAAACTCACTGATCTTAACAACCGACAGGTTGTTGGTTTTTTGGCGCTGACGTCCGCCCAAGAGAAGTTAGCTTCCCAGTTGGCAAAGCTTACTGGGATGACGCAGAATCAGGCTCGGGATGCGTTGAAGCTGGCTCAGGCTGACGCGGAGGCTGCGGCAGCGGCGCAGAGGAAAGCTCAAGCCGATGCGAAAGCGGCGCAGGCCGCACAAGCTCGCATGAACGCGATAAAAAACCTTGAGGGCAGTGTTCTCAAAGAAGGTCAAGCAGTCAACAATGCTGTCAATCAACTTAAACAACTTGAGCAGTTGCGTCAAAAAGGAGCAGTCTCCGCTGCCAGGATGCAGCAAGGTGAGTTAGAAATTGCTCGCGCCCTTGCCGCCACAAATGGTTATCTCAAAGCAAACGGCGCATTGAACACACAGAAGGCTCAGGCCGAGATACGAGCGGCGCAAGCCACTCAACAGGCTGCAGCCGCAGACGCTGCAGCAGCGGCCACCAAAACTCGGCTGACGCAATCTTACAACCAGCTTCTCGCGTCCATCAATCCGGTGATCGCACGTCAGCAGCAGACGCGACAAACCGTCGATATGCTCCGCGCGGCAGTCGCCGCCGGTGCGATTACGACCACACAGGCCGCGCAGGCATTGAACCAATACCGGAACGCACTCCGAGCGATGGACGCCGCCAACCAGCTTGCCACGCGCGGCATGAACCGCACGGGTGTTGTGGCGCAGCAGATGGGCTATCAGTTTGGTGACTTCTTTGTCCAGATACAGTCTGGAACGCACGTCATGGTCGCCCTTGGTCAACAGGCAACGCAGCTTATCGGCACGTTCGCCATGCTCGCGCGTTCGACAAGCATGATAGTAGGGCTATCGGCACTGGGTGTTGTGGTGCCGATTGTGACGGCGGTTGCGGGTGGTATCATGCGGGCGTCCGGTGCGTCTAAGAACCTAGAGCAGCGCTTGGGGGAACTCGATTCTGCTACGTCACGCTATGTTAAAACTCTGAACAGATTAGAGGACAAAAAACTTGATGAGGAATTCGGTAGTCTGACGGAAGAAGTCAGAAGTTTGTCGGAGGCAATGCAACAGCTGAATAGTGATGCGCAACTAGATAACTTGGACGCCGTATTAGAGAAAATTGAGACTGCTGCGAATGCGACGTGGTGGGAGGACATCGCCGCAGGGTTGGCTCTTGTGCTATCTCCACGGGCTCTCGCAGCTGGCGGTCTCATCCAATTCGACAAATACTTGGGGGCAATGGATGAGCAAGCTTTTCAAAAGCTTGGTCTTAACATGGCCCGCGAACAGTTTTTAACTTACACAGAAGAGTTGCAGCGCTTAGCGCAATCCGGCGACCGGGCTGGGGTGGTGAAGCTCGCAGATGTCATGATTCGAGATGCCGGGGATGGTAGCGAGGGGCGGCGCGTCACAGAAACAGGGCGTGAACTTCTGTTTGCGTTAGAGAGCAGCTCAACGGCCCTTGCCACGATAGAAGGTAGGTTAAATGGCACAGCTCAAGCTGCCAAAAATGCCGCCGAAGCCGAAAAACAGCGGGTAAACGCTATCCAGAGTAACATTGACTATCGCTTCAGAAAAGAAGAGCAGTTGATGGCGCAGATTGTCGCCATAGACGAAGACGTGCAGAATAAGCGCATAGCGGCAAGTGACCGTGCTATTGACCAGCGCTATTCCAAAGAAGCGGAGTTAATGGGTCAGACTGTCGCTATCTCTGACGCAAATGCTCAGCGCTCTTTAGATATAATCTCTGCGCAAGAGCGAGCCATTGATCAGCGCTATTCCAAAGAAGCGCAGTTGATGGCTCAAGATGTCCAGATATCCGACGCAAATGCACAGCGCTCGTTGGACCTTATTGCAGCAGAAGAACAAGCCATCGATCAGCGATTCGCCAAAGAAGCCCAGTTGATGGGGCAGTCTTTGACGGCAACTCAAAGCCAAACTGTTGCGATTATGGACCAGACAGAGTTGGCCCGTCGCCGATTGGAAATCCTGCAATCTTACAATTCTGAGGGTGAGAAGACTACTCAGACCCTTGAGTTGGAGATCGCTTTGGCTTCGGACCTGTTGCGAGAACAGGAACTTCGAAGAGCGGCAACGGATGGTATCACTCAGGCTGAACGAGACGCCATTGACGAACTGGTTGAGGCGAACGCGCAGATCATGCGGGCAGAGGCCGGGCTAAACGACGCGGCTGACGCTGCCAAAGGTTTGACCGCAGAACTGCGGGCGGCGGTATCGGCAATGTCTTCTCTGGTCAACATGGGCAACAGTTTGGATGTGCAGATCGCGACCCTTGAGGCTGAGGTCAATGCGTATAAGCAGGGGCTAAACGTACAGGCCGAGGGTAAGCGGGCGGGTTTGATTGAGAAGGCTACGCAAGAGCGAGATGTTGCCTTGGCATCAGGTCTTTTCGATCCCGACGCCATTGATGCAGTGTTCCAAGAAAGAGTCGCCCAAGCCAACAGGGTTGGGGCTCTTACGACGGAAAAAGCCACCTTGGCCGAAGCCGACCGCGCAAGCAAGCGTGGTGGCACCGCCGCTCGTAAGGACGAGGAATACCTCTACAAGCTCGAACAAGAAGCCATCGCCAAACGTGCTCTTATCGGTCTGAGTGAAGAGCAGAAGCTGCAGGATGAGCGCCGTGCGCAGATCACTCTCAAGCTGGCGGAAGATGGTCGTGCGCTTACAGAGCGCGAAAAGGAGCGCATTGAGGGTATCATCAAGACCGAAGCCGAGACGCGCAAACTGATGCAAGCCGAACAGGAGCGCCAACAACTGATGGACACTGTCGAGGGTCACATCAAGAGCGCCTTCATGACGATGGTCGACGGCTCGGCCTCTGTCGAAGATGCGTTCCGCAATATGCTGCGGAACATCATTCTTGCCATCTACGAACAGCAGGTCGCAGAGCCAGCGGCGAGAGGTATTGGGAACTTCTTGAGCAGCATCATCAGTGGTATTGGCGGCGGTGCGCCGACAGCGCAAGCACCGACCACCTCTATCCGACCTGTGGCACGGCCACTGGCGGCGGACGGTCGAGCGTACAACAACGGTGTAGAGTTCTTCGCCAATGGGGGTGTTGTTAGCAGTCCAACGCTCTTCGGACACTCAACGGGTGTCGGCATGATGGGCGAGGCGGGTCCAGAAGCGATCATGCCTCTCAAGCGCGGTGCAAACGGCAAACTGGGCGTACAGGTTGACGGCAATGCGGGTAACGTGACAGTCAACCAATACTTCAACATCGCGGCCAATGGCGACGACTCTGTGCGTCGTATCGTGCGCCAAGAGACCCCGCGCATTGCTGAACAGGCCAAGGCTGCGGTGCTCGATGCGAAACGCCGTGGTGGCTCTTACGGACGGAGTTTCTAAATGGCAGTCAGCTATCCAATATCTACTCCAACGGACATCGGCATTGCCGAGATCCAGTTGACCGCCACGAACGCTATCGCGGTGTCGCGCAGCCCGTTCACCTTCGCCACCCAGGTTCACGCCTACCCCGGTGAAATGTGGTCTGCCAGCGTGACGATCCCGCCAGTACGTAAAGACCTCGCTGAACCGTGGGTGGCGTTCCTGCTGTCGCTGCGCGGCCAGTACGGCACGTTCCTTCTGGGTGACCCCAACATGACTTCCCCGCAGGGTACTGCCACGTCTGCAACGGTCACAGGCTCTTTGGGTGATCGCTCTGTGACCGTTGCGATGACGGGAACGCTCAAGGCTGGTGACTACCTCCAATTGGGTTCTGGTGAGAACGCACGACTGCACAAAGTCGTGCAGGATCGAAGCGGCAGCGGAACAATGGAGATATGGCCTGCGCTTCGCGCAAACTATTCTTCCACATCAGCCACACTGACAAATGCTAAGGGGGTGTTCCGCCTTGCTGAAAACGCAACCCAGTGGGGCATCAGCAACAACAGTGCTTACGGCATTCAGTTCGAAGCAATGGAGGACATCTGATGTCTCGGACAGTCCCAGCTGCGATCCTGACCGCACTCACGCAGTCTGAGGTCGAGCCATTCTACGCTATTGAGGTCGATCTGGATAGCGGGCCGCTTCGCCTCTGGACTGGGTATGGTGACCGCACCATCGATAGCCAGACCTATACTGGCTCTGGGAATTTGGTGTCCATCAGTGGGCTAGAAGAAGTCGCCGATTTATCTGCCAAGAACATCACGCTGACGCTGAGTGGTATGCCCTCAGAAATTGTGTCGCTCGCCCTACAAGAGCCGTACCAGCGTCGTCTCGTGCGAGTTCTTTGGGGCGTTGTCGGCGTATCGGACTTCGTGGAGGTTTTCTCTGGGTCTCTGAATCAAATGATCATTGAGGATGGGCCCGAAAATGGCAGCATCTCCGTGACGGTTGATAGCAAGCTGGTGGAACTGGAGAGTGCCCGTAATTGGCGTTACACTTCCGTAAGCCACAAAACCCGACATCCCACGGACACATTCTTCGATTTCGTGGCCCAAATTCAGGACAAAGGTGTTAGATTTCAACCCAAATAAGCTGGCGGGCTATCTCAAGTCCGTGCGTGACATCCCGTTCAAATGGGGTGAACACGATTGTCTTATATTCACCAATCAGGCGTTTCGAGAGATGTGCGGCGAGGGTTGGGCGGAAGATTGGCTGGGGCGGTATATGCGAGATGGTTTTCCGCTCAAGCGCAAAGAGTTGCAGGTCGAGTTTGGATACCGGACATTCACAGAGGCCGTAGACAAGCGCCTGCAACGCATTGGGGGCGTTCCACCGCGCGGGTCTTTGGTGACGACAAAGAAGGCAAGGCGCTGGGCTATCGGGAACGCGATGGGCATCTCCGTTGGTCTCAAAGCGGCCTTTGTGTCAAAGCACGGTCTCGTATATCATCCAATCGAAACCATCGATAAAGCGTGGATTAAGGCATGAAGCAAGGCGAACCATTTAACGTCCTGCGGGATCGGAACTCGTGGAGCAATGCCCCCAGAGCCGAGGCGATTGTACTTGCTATTGGTGGCTATGCCAGCGCTGCCGCTGCCACAGCGGCGCTTGGTACATTCGGGTACGCACTAGCTCTTACGGCTGTAAACTTGGCTATCAGTGTCGCAACCAACGCCATAATTAGCGCTCTGACTCCAGCGCCGCCAAGTCCAAAACAGAGTCTTCTAGTAAATTCCCGTAGCGCCGCCGGACCCCAAGAAATTGTGTACGGCGAGGTCCGTAAAGGTGGAACCATTACATATTTGGAGACCACACGGGGCGGTTCGGTCTTATATCAGATTATTACATTAGCCGCGCACGAAATCGAAAGTGTTGAGGAGATCTACATAAACGACGAGGTGGCGACACTTTCCAACGACGCTTACTCAGTCAGCAAACGGTCTGGTGCCGGGTGGGTCACAAATGATAACTGGTCGGAAGACGGCAACGAACACGAAATCCGCATTTTCTATCACCTGGGTGATCAGACGGCGATCACGGACACGTTTGCCAACTCATCCGTAGAGTCTTTGGACAGCGTGTTTTTTGATACGGGGTCTTCTGATGAGGACAGTCAGAATTTTGACGGTACGGGACAACCCACAAAAGACTCCTTTGTGGGCAATGGCATTGCTTATCTGTTTGTTCGCTTTAGCTACGCCTCTGGTGTGTTCCAAAACGGTATTCCCACGATTACGGCGAAGATTAGAGGAAAGAAGGTTTACGATCCGCGCGACACGTCCACAGCCTACTCCAACAATGCCGCGCTTTGCATTCGTGACTATCTTACCAGCGCATACGGCTTGGAAGATCCCAAGATAGACGAAACAGTGTTCCAAGCCGCCGCGAACACTTGTGACGAGCCCGTTACCCTCGATGCGGGTGGAACGGAACCCCGTTACACCATCAATGGCGTAGTAAATACCGAACAGACCTATGGTGACGTGTTGCAACAGATGGTCACGGCTTGTGCCGGAACACTGTTCTGGGGTGCAGGCAAATGGAAGCTGAAGGCAGGTGAATACAACGCGCCGACTAAGGTGCTAACACTCGATGATCTGCGCTCAAACATCAACCTGCAAACGCGCGTCAATCTGCGCGACCAGTTCAATCGTGTCCAAGGCGTGTTCTCTGATGCGAACCAGAGATACATCGCGGCTGACTATCCACCCTATCCGAACCAAACAGACTATCCGACCTCTGCGTTTTTGGCTCAAGACGGCGGCGTTGAGCAAACCCTGGACCTCGATCTACCGTTCACTACATCACCCGCGACCGCCCAGCGCCTTGCAAAGATGACGCTCTTCCGTGGTCGTGAGCAGATGGTGTTTTCCGCTGAGTTTGGCCTGAGCGCATTTGATGTTGAGGTTGGCGAGATCGTCGCTCTGACAATCGACCGTTATGGTTGGGACGAGAAGGAATTCGAGGTTGTTGGCTGGCGTTTCGGTTCTGATGACGAGGCTGGCGATTTGCGCGTCACGCTCACTCTGAGGGAAACATCATCTGCGGCTTTCGATTGGAATGCTGAAGAAGAAGACATCATCGGTAATGACAGTGATCTTGATAACTATAACAACGATCTGATTATCTCGAATCTTGTTGCCTCTGGTGGGGGTAGAACTCAGGGTGATGGTACTTTCATTAACTCCTGTATTTTGTCTTGGGATGCACCAGACAACGCATACATCGCGCGTTACGACATCCAATGGAAGCCCGTTGCGGATTCTGAGTATGCGTCCACAACAACCACAGAGACCACAGCCGAAATTTCTCCGCTTGTAGATGGTGTAGAGTACATCTTCAGGGTTCGCGCCGTTAGCAGTCGTGGGAATCTCGGACCCTTTACCACTGTTTTGTTCACCGGAGGTGGTGATACTACAGCCCCAGCCTTGCCCACAGCTATCACAGCAGATGGTGGCTTTGGCTACATTACCGTGCGATGGACAAACCCCGCAGATGCAGACTTGAATTTTGTTGAGGTTTGGGAAAACACTTCGAACACTACCAGCGGCGCAACTCAAGTTGGTGTTTCGGGTGGCGATGAGTTTGTGCGCACCAACCTCGGAATCAGCGAGACACGTTGGTATTTCTTAAAAGCTGTAGACTACAGCGGAAACAAATCTGCTTTTACAAGCGGCGTTTCTGGCACAACCACATTTATAGACGATGGCGACTTTGCAGACGGCGTATATTCGCTTTTTACTGATCAGGGTCTTTACGCCATTGAGGACGTTACTTCCTTGCCCGCTTCTGGTGATTTTACCGGGCAAAAAGTTTTCAATCGCACCAACGGTAAGCTGTATGAATGGAATGGCTCTGCTTGGACATTGGTTGTTGCAGCCGTCGAGGCACCAGATATTTCTGGTCAGTTACAGACTGCGCAAATTGCCAATGACGCTGTAACGAACGCGCTGATTGCCAACGATGCGGTGCAGACTGAAAACATTAAAAATCTGGCAATCAATGCAGACAAGATTGCAAATTTAAGTGTCACTGAAACAAAGATTTCGGACGGCGCGATTTCAACGCCGAAGCTAGAGGCCAATGCAGTTACAGCCGCAAAAATTTCCGCCGGAACGATCACTTCCAGCGAAATTGCGACTGGAACAATTACTGCAACCAACATCGCTTCTGACGCTATCACAACCGCCAAAATCGCCGCTGGGGCAGTCACTGCAACAGAGATTGCATCTAACTCCATCACATCCGCAAAGATAGTTGCTGGTACTATTCAAGCGTCTGACATTGCCACCGGAACTATCACAGCAACGCAAATTTCAGCCGGAACAATCACCGGAGATAAGATTGTCGCCAATACGATTACAGGGGGGTTGCTGGCAACCAGTGGGATCATTACAACTTCGGCGCAGATAAATGACGGACTTATAACCAATGCTAAGATCGCCAACGCGGCAATTACAAATGCCAAGATCGGCAACCTTGAGGTTGACAGCGCAAAGATCGCAAACCTGACTGTTGGTACAGGTAAGATCACAGACAGGGCAGTCACAAATCAAACTTCTTCAAACCCTTCAGACACATCAACCACTTCAGGTGCGTGGGCCTCAGCGGGGAGTTTAAGCATTTCTGCCAACGCAAATGAGCAAATACTTGTTGGTGCTAGATTCACTTTCTCATTTACCAACTCCGCTGGCAACTCAAGAACAGGGCAATACAGGATTAAGTTTAATGGGAGCGTCATAGATTCCAGAAGTTTTTCTCTGGACACCGGTACTATTACACAAAAAGTTGTTGAGATTTCTTCTAGATTATCCGCCTCTGGGACGAACACACTTCTGGTTGAAATAGCTGCCGGAACGAACGGTACGACAGTCAGCACAAGCAATATGTCGCTGTTTATTTTGGAGGCGCTAAAATGATAGCGACAATCTACGATTCAGAGACTGGGGAAATCTCGGCAGTTATTTCTTCTGGAAGGCAGGAAATAATTGATCTAAACACTAAAGATTCTGAGAGTTGGATTGAGGGTGAAGCCCCCAAAGACACCTATGTCAACTTATCTACGCTATCTTTTATTGACAGACCAAGGCTTCCTGAGCCATCCGAAAACTATGATCTAACCGCGCTACCGAGTGGAACGATTGTCAAAATAACGGATAGCCTTGGGACTGAATATGAAATAACCGACTTGACTGAAAGCCTTATCTTAGAAGGCCCAGAGACATACCAATTTCAAGTCAAGCCTCCGTTTCCGTACATCCCGATCCGAACGACAGTGGAGGTCACCTGATGCCAACAATCTCTGCACCTACCGCGAAAAAGGCGAGAATGAAGCGCAATCAGCTTTTAATGGAAAGTGACTGGACGCAGGTCGCAGACGCACCTGTTGATGCACAAGCATGGGCTACTTATCGCCGGGCTCTGCGCGATGTACCGCAGCAAGTCGGATTTCCTGACAACATATCTTGGCCTGACCCTCCGACGTAAAACACATAAATTGCGCGAGGCGGCTCTCTGCGGTAAGATGACTATAAATCCTGTCCACTGTAAAGATGAGCGAAGACGAATGACCGAGAACATCCTTAAATTCTGGCCCGTGCTGCTGGCCTTCGTTGGCTTCTTGGTTTGGCTCATTCGACTGGAGGCGCGGAGCGTGGAGAACACGAAAGAGATTAAGCGGCTCTGGAACCAGCGTAAGGAGGACATGGACCTTGCGAAAGCGGCCCGTGAGGATACCAACGCGATGCTGGCCGAGATACGCGACGACATCAAAGCACTGATTGCGAAAGTGGGGTCGAAGTGAAAAAGCACTATTCGCATTTCTCACAAGTGCCGACGGCTGAATGGCCTTGGACTAGCTTCAGCCCGCAGGAAATTGCGAGTAAGGGCGAGGGGGCGTTGCTTGTCGACACCCATGCGCTGGACCAACTTCAGGCGCTGCGGGACCGACTTGGCAAGCCGATCATCCTGACCAGCGCCTATCGCAGCCCTGAGCATAACAAGCGCGTAGGTGGCGCGAAGAACAGCCTGCACATGCAGGGCGTGGCGTTCGACGTGCGGATGGAGAACCACGACCCGCACGAGTTCGAGGCGGCGGCCCGGGCCGAGGGGTTCACTGGCTTTGGTTACTACCAGAAGAGCGGCTTCATGCACATCGACACAGGGCCAGCACGCAGTTGGGGGAACCCTTGGCCGAAGACCGCAACCAACTGGCCCGAAGAGGCACCGCGCCAACCCGAGACACTGAGCGAAGACACCGAGGCGCAAGCTACGGCTGGTGCAGGTGCCGCCGGGGCTGTGGCGGCTATCGTTGAGCACGTCCCCGCAGCGAGCGGTCTGTTGGGCAGTCTCGCACCGACCGCGCAGCTGGTGGCGATCTGCGTGGCTGCGGCGTTGCTGGGCTTCGTTCTTTGGAAGAAACTGCGGTGATGCTTCGGATCAAGATCTGGCTGGCAGCGGCTGGCGCGTTTATCGCGGCGGTGTTCGCGGCTTACTGGAACGGCAGGCGCGACGGCAAAGCCAACGCCGAGGTGAGGGAACTCAATGAGTATATCGAAACCCGTAAGCGGATGGATAAGGTGGACGGCGATACTGCCGATTCTAGCCGCGAGTGGCTGCGTGAGCGCGGTGAACGATAGCGCCATCTGCGACGGCACCGAGGCCAGCCGCACGGCACACGCAGCCGCGCTTGCATCCGATGGCGGTGACAAATCAGTGATTACAGGCGCGTATCTCATTCAGCAGATCGACGCGGCCTGTCAGTAATTGCGCAAACGCGCTTTCGCCTGCCTGAGCGTCAACAGGCATGATGGAGACTAGATAGATGTCTGAGAATGAAATTGAGAACGAAATCCAAGCCAAAGGCTTGAACGCACCACGCCTTACACCGGACCTAATTGATTCCGCTATCACGTCAGAGCAGTATCATGTGTTTCCGAACACCACTATGACAGTGTGCGCTTTGACTTTGCGCAATGGGTACATCGTGACTGGCGAGAGTGCGGCGGCATCACCAGAAAATTTCGACCAAGCTATTGGCCGAAAAATTGCGCGTGAAAATGCCCGAAACAAGATCTGGGCGCTTGAAGGATATTTGCTGCGAGAGAAGTTAGCAGCGTAAGAATTGCGCCGGGTGGCGTGATCCGTGCCTGCCGGATGCAGGTATCGTATACCCCATATGCGATATGCCCCGGCGGAGCCTCAACCGCCGGGGTTTTTATTGAGTATGCCCATTTGAACGCCTGTGCCCACAAGGTTAGGTTTCTTCGCTTTGCGCGAATTATCCTTATCAATCAGGGCGAGGATGGCGTTTTCTACAGCTTCTCCGCGACGGTAGCGGTATTCTCTTGCTGCATCTAAGGCCTCCCGCAGCGCATCCTCTCGTGCAGTCGCTACCAGTGCATCTGATACGTCTTTGCGGATGTATTCTACATCACATCCATACTGCTTTTCGCACTCTGGGAACTTAATATCAGGGTCCATCCAAATACGTTCTGGTGCTTCTGTCATTGGTTCATTCCCCACTTGACTGCTTGCCACACAATTTGATGCACCCGTTTATCAGCGGGGTAATCTTCATCTTCAAGAATGTCTGACAGGTCTGCAATGAGATCAGCAGGCAACGGACCATTGAGCCACGTCTTAGCAAACTCTTTTAGCTTTATGTCTTTCTTTTGGCTCATACTTTCCCATCCCAAATATTTTGCAAGTGAGCGTCATCACTCACACGGTTTCCGTCATGGCTCCCAAGCTGTTTCCATAGTGCATAGTGAGCATCTACACGGCGCTTCCAAATCCACCATCTGATGTGTCGAATGATTGGCAAACGGCTCATGTGTTGGCCTCCCGGTACTTTGGGTGCGTCAATGCCGCTTCCAGCATTTGCACCGCTATCTCACGGTCATAGTATTGTCCGCTGGTCACTCGCGGCACCTCAATCAAAATGCCTGACGGTTTGTGGTAAAGGCGGATGACAGTATCCATGCCGCCAATACCTGCGCCTATGCGTTGGTCTATGACGCGCAGATCAACTTCTTCGGGCTTAATAAGGTCGCTCATGTGTCGGACCCTTCGCGGTAGGTGGCAAGGGCATTGTTAATCATGCAAGCAGCGTCCAATTGCATTCCCATATCCTGACAGACCAGCTCACGCTCGTGCGTCACTGCCTCTGCCAGCGCATCCGCCTTGGCGATACGGGCTTCGAGGGCTTCGCATTTCCTGCGCCACTGGTTGCTAAATTCGGCGTAATTGGCGGACTTGATCCGCTCCAATTCAAGGCTCCTCAGGTGCTTCATTGCGGCGCGGTTTGCGTCTGCTTCACGCCGTTGAACCGCTTTTACATCTTGCTCCAATTCCTCGATGCGGTCGATTGCCTCGTCGCACTCATCAAGTCCATTGGCTCGCAGACGTTCTTTCAAATCATCCATCATCTTTCCCTTTCAGCGCGGCGCGGGCTTCATCAATACGAGTTGCCATTTCCATCTCCGAACAAAAGCAGCCATCCTCAACAGCCGTTACAAGTCGTCCCAACGCAACCTCTAACTCAGCCACCCGCGCTTCTAGGCGAGATATGGTGATGCGACTAATCTTAGCTTCGCCCTCCCAACTTGACGGGTGAGCCTTGGGCCGCTCGGAGAACGGTATGTCTTTCCAGAGCAAAGGTTTTCTGTTTTCGGGTAAGGTCATGTTTCACCTTTGGCTTTGGCTATTGCGGTGCGGGCGGGTCGCGTTGTGAAGCTGTCAGGTCGGTATTCACCAGAAACCATCGCATCAAACAGGTCTGCCAATTCCTCCAACGCTTCGAGAAGGTCAGGTGCGGCGGCTATCAGGCGGACGTTGGCAATATCCTTTTCGGGATTTATTGCGTCGTCAAACCAAATAAAGCCCGGTCCGTCTGCTGTTTCAGAAACGCCGCAACCAAAAAACTCCCCTTGGTCGGCGGCCTCAACGTAAAACCACGGTCCCGGCGTATACTTTGCTTCACTCATCTCCCCAACCCCTCTGGACGGGCCACAGGGCGCGGTGAGGCGCTCAGTAGCGTTGAGTGCACACAGAGAACGGCCACGTCGTCATAGGGCACTTCAAGGATGGCTTGCATGGGTTGCAGTGCTGCGCCGCACTCCGCTTCGCTGGGGAAGAGGACGCGGCTTTCCACGTCCTCCCCGTTCACAGCGTAGAGAGCAATCAATACGGTGAACAATTTCATCTCAGCAACCTTTCGCAATCGCAGCTTCGTTGACAGCTTGGGCCTCGCCCTTAAGTCGAGCAAGCTCGCCAGCTGCAGCGCCGTCGCCACTGATGAAGAACGCAGCGGGCCAGAAGACCAGCAGAGAGATCGCCGTCATCGTTGCATCGCTTGTCGCTTTGGCTTGTTGGCGACCTGTGGCCTCAGACAGCTTTGAGTTGATGTGCTGCGCCTCCATGTTGAGGCGGTTACAACTCATTGAGGCATACGACGTCGAGGAGACGTATGACGGAGCGACAGCTTCTGGTGCTGTTGCACAAGCCGATAAGGTTGTCGCTACAATGAGTGCGGTTGTCGGGATTAGTTTACGCATGTTTTCCTCCTATGCGTTGGTTTGGTTTTCTTCATCCATCGCGTCGATCATCAGGGCGATGGCAAAGTCCGCTATTGTTCCACCTTCTGGTACGTTGCGGGCGAGCCAAAGTTGGACATCCTCTGGTGAAGACCTGATTTTCTTATTCAAATCCCCTGACGTCATGCTCTTGCTTGCCAGTCTCTTGTAAAAGCAACCTGGCTCGTATTTTGAGAGCTTCCCAGCCAATCGAAGCTCCCTGACTTTCGCATAGATGGTTGATCTCTGTACGCCCAAGACCTCGACAAGCTTGTCGTAGTCGAGCCCATGCTCTTCAATGGCATCTAAATAGTCCTGAACTCGTTGTTTCGGCATCTCAGTAATCAATCCCGTTGTCGTCCAAGATCTCTTTCAGGCGCTTGATTTCCGCTTCGAGGGTGTTGTCCTCAAACAGCAGGGTCGTTGCGACGTAACTGCTGCCACCTTTCTTGTCGGGCAACATGTGCATCTTGTTCTTTGTTCCAACATCGACCTCATCGAGATTGAACTCTTCGACGACACGTCCAGGAATGAAGACCGTCTTGTTGTCCTCGGTTTCGGCAAAGCCAAAGACCTTCTTCTCTTCGAGAGAGATTTTCGTGATGTATGCTTCGGCGATCATTTCTTGTTCCACTTATCTGATTGATTTCCCCATACGTCCCAACCGTCTCTGGCTTGGCGTGAGAATAGTTCTATGCGTTTGGCTTCTGGCATCAGCCGTTCAGCCTCAACGAAAGCCTCATCCGGCTTTCGACTGTGTTCTCTGATCGGACCCTCGACAACACTCCTGACAACCCGTGTCGTCTTTGGTTTTCCGCGCGTACCGATCAGGAAGGGTTCGCCGGCACAGCGCAGGATGAAGCCCGTGCCGAACGCCAGTTTCCCATGCTTGGTGCGCTTCACCCAATGCCCCGCAGTCTTGAACTGGAAGCCCCAAGCCTCCATCACAGAGAAGGCCTGTGGCAGCATTGGGTTCGTTGCCCATAACCACAACACGCAGTCCTTTGCTGCGATGTCCGCAACTGGCATCTGCTCAATGTCAGACTGCGTCATGAGATCGTACTGACCACCAGCACCCTTTTCCGTCACACCCTTGCTCGAACGTGTTTTGAACGTCCAAGGGGGATCGGCCATGATCAGATCATATGTTTTCGCTGGCAGGGGTATCATTGACCAATCACCTTCGTGGCGACTGCCAAAATACCCAAGGCAGTAAGGCGTCGAGCGCTCATTGCAACACCGACCTCTTCTCCGTCGTTGTTCGTGAAGACAACGACAACGTCAGAAGCATTAGCGCTCTTCGCAGCCTCTTTGGCAGAGTCAAAAAACTCGTCCATATCCAAGTTGTCTTGGGGTTTTGGGAACTGAATGACGTCTACCATTACGACCTCTTCATCAGGTCGATGAGGTTAAGCATCTCGGCGGCGCTGTGTTCCATGTGCGAACCAGTTCTCTTCAGTTCAATGCGAAGGATGATTGCCAAGCGCTCAAGGCGCTTTAGCAATGCCTGTTGATCCTCGTTCATTCTTTTCCCTTTCTATCGTGACTTTGCGCACTCTGGACCGAGACCGCTTTCAATCGAAGATGGTACGGTCAGCTTGCGATTACATTTCCCGCAGCGACCTTCGTGATAGACGCTGACGGTTGTAGGAAGATGCTCGTATGTTGACGCGGCATCAAGGAACCAATCCAACGCCTTGAACCGCAGATCATCTGGCGATCCCTTCGAACCGACGCGCAGCGCTTTTCCACTGGCAGGGGGTACAACACGCTGTGTCGAAGCAGAGATGTCAACATAGCCGAGATACATGTAGTCGTTCTCGTTATCCGCGCCGACAAGCGTAGAGACGAAGAAGCGGGTCTTGGAACGCGGCGCAGCCTTCAGCTTGTAGGTGTACCGCGAGCCTGTACGATGCGAGACCAGAGTGAACGTGGCGTTGCCAGCGAAGGCGAAGCGCATAAACGTCAGGGCTTTCTCAAACTGGCTCATTCCATTTCCCCTATGAGGGTGTCCAAGTCTTTGGCGAGTTTTGTGATGCGGCGCTTCATCGACCGTAGTTCTGCTGTCGTGACGCTGTCGTTTGTCTGCTTAGAGATCAACCAAGCTCGACCGCATGCAACCTCTGCTTCAGCGAGGCTGTCGGCAAGTTCTTCGAGAAGTGCGCTCATTATTCCCACTCCCCCTCACCAAGATCGATGTCACCAAACTTGGTGTTGATGTAGTCGGTGACTTCCTTGGGAAAGCGCTTGTCGAACTGCTTTGCAGTGAAGCATGCGCCGTTGATATCGATCTCAAGCATCTCGGGGTCTTCGTAAGAAATCCAGCGCGGAGAACCAGGAACACCATAGTCATCCCACTCTGCTTTGGCTTCAACCAGAACGTAGATTTCCAGAGCCTCATCAGAATAAAGGGACGCGAGAGCCGGATGCTCGGAGACATCACCGCTATCGATAAGGAGAAAGTTTGACTGTGACATGTTGATGATTCCTCTATGATATGACAAGCTAACTTTACGTCGATCCCTTCGACCCCGTCAATCAAAAAATATCGCAAAGGTAAAAATATGAAACCCGACTATGGAATTTGGAAGTCTGGTGCAGTGAAGCGCTGGCACTCCCACATCGATAACGATCTGCGCGAAAGCGGTGACACGACTGGCTGGCACTCGCAACGCATGGCGCTGATCTTGTTGATGATCCACCCGTCACAGCCTCCGACCCATCTGCTCGCCTGTATTCTGACGCACGACACTCCCGAGACGTTCACTGGAGATGTCCCTGCACTCGTCAAAGGTGGGCGCATCGGAGAGTATCTTGAGGCCTACGAGCAGGAGGTGACCAAGACCTACGGACTTCCGATCCCAAGTCGAACAGACAAGCGCTGGATAAGACTGTGCGATCTCCTAGACGCAATCCTTTGGGTGGCTGATCGCGCACCCGCACACCTCGCCACAAACCCTTGGGTGGAATGCGCCAACGAAGCCGCCGAGATCGCAGTTGAACTCGGCGTCTATGATGCTGCGTCAGAACTCATGGGCGCTAAGCTTTGAGTGCGTTGAGCAAAGATGATTGGGTCGCGTCCTTGTCCTTCAGAACACGCAGGACGCGCTCATCTATCGTGCCTTCGGACACCAAGTGAATGATCCGCACAGGCTTGGTCTGGCCCTGCCTGTGCAGTCTGGCATTGAACTGTTGGTAGAGTTCGAGCGACCAGTTCAAACCAAACCACACCGATAGAGACCCGCCCTTCTGGAGGTTGATCCCGTGGCCGGCGCTTGCAGGATGCGCAAGCAGCATTGGGATTTCCCCCCTGTTCCAACGCTCAATTGTCGAGTCCTCGTTGTCCAGCACCTTGGCCTGTGGAAACCGCTTCAATAAACGCGCCAAATCGAACTTATAATTGTAGGCGACAAGGATGTTCTCGCTCGGGTTCTCTTCGACGATCTCTTCGAGGGCATCGAGTTTTTCCTTATGCACCTCGGCCCAGTTCTTGTGTTCATCATAATATGCAGCGCCATTGGCGAACTGCAGGAGCTTGTTGGCGAGCGCTGCAGCGGACACGGCCTCAACCTCTTCGCCAGTCTCCAGCGTCGAGAGAAGGGTCTTCTCCATCTCTTTGTACGACTTTAGTGCCGTTGTCGGCATCTGCACTGGGAGATCGATGTCGATCCTATCGGGTAATTCGAGATAGTCTTCGGCGTTCATGCTGATCGCCTTGTCTGAAATAAGCGCGTGAATCTTTTCTGCAGACCCCGGTCGAGCCGTGTAGCGATACCCCATGAAGTCCTGATCGAAGAACCTCTGCCGATATCCCGTCACGGTGCGACCGAGACGCTCACCGAAGTCCACAAGGTACATCTGAGACCACAGGTCCATCAGACTGTTGGGCGACGGCGTACCCGTCAGGAGAACCATGTAGTTGGTGTACGGCAAGATCTTCTTGATCGACCGGAACCGCTTCGACGACGGGCTCTTGAATGACGAACTCTCGTCGATGATGACAGCATCGAACGGCCACTTGGCTTTGTACAGATCGACCAACCACGTCACGTTCTCACGGTTGATGACGTAGATGTCTGCGTCACGCGCCAGAGCGGCTTGCCTGTTGCGTGACGCCCCAAGGCACACGCTAACCTTCAGATCATCGAGGTGTCGCCACTTCTGTGCCTCCTGCGCCCATACGCTACGGGCAACGCGAAGCGGTGCGATCACCAACACCTTGTTGACGGCAAAGCTGTCCTTGAGGTCTTTGATCGCTGTCAGGGTCGATACAGACTTGCCCATTCCCATATCGAGAAGCAGCGCACAGCGCTCTTCTTCGATGATGAAATCAATCGCCTTGAGTTGGTAGTCGTGCAGATCATTACGGTCTAAAGGCACGGGCATCCTCCACTGTGTCGATCACGCGCACGTCACACCCCATCTCGCGTCTGCGCTCATGGTCTCGCTGCTGTAGCTTTGACGGCGTCTTGCCGGGGGCTTTTAATTCCACAAATATAATGCACCCCCCAGGGAGGGTGATGATGCGATCCGGCACAGATCGACGACCGGGGCTGGTGAACTTCTCGCACATTCCGCCAAGTTCTTTCTCAACACGTTTCACCAGTGCGCGTTCAACGTCACCTTCCAAGATCATAGTCCAAAGTCCTTCAGCGTTTCCTTCGCCATGCGGATATAGCGAACTCTGTCCACATCCTTCGGCACCTTCTCTGTCAGCTGCATCATAGGCACAGCGCCATCTGAGATCGGAACCTTGTTGCCGTTCTTCGCGTAGCGGATGCAGGTCTCGGCATCGACGGCGTTCGAATAGTAGAAGCGCACGGCTTTGCCGAGATACTCATCGTTCCAGACCGCACCGCCCGTTACGTTGCGCACCATCAGGAACTTGGTGACATCCTGACAGGCCATGACCGTTGACTCAATCGGTGTTCCCTTGGCGAGGTGCGCCTTGATCGCGTCGTTGATGATCACGAACTGAGGGTTCTTCATCAGCGTCGGATCGGCGAACGCACCCTTCCCCTTGATCGAACCATCCGGCTTGATCGCGATGTAGCTGTTGACGTCTCGGCTGTAGAGGGCACGGTAGTCCGTGAACTCCAGCTCATACGACGTGCGTATCTCCCAGTCCCAGCACACCTCTTCATATGTGCGCTGCAGCGACTTGTTGAAATGCACGACGATGCCGTCCGTGTTGGCGCTGACCACAGATATGCCTTTGTCTTCGAGCATCTCGATCAGCATCAACAGCGACAGCTGTCCGGTGATCGTTGTCTGGATCAGGAGGTCTGGTGCATACAGCGCCGAGAAACGCGAGCCGAGTTTCCCAAACGATCCGTTCAGAGTGATCTTGAGGCTGTCGGCTGTTACCTTATCGCCAGACGCCTTCGCCGCAAGTCGCGTCTCGTAGATGTTGGTGTACACATCGACAAACCCTTTGCCGATGTTCTCAGGGATAAGCCCTTGCTGCAGGATGATCGACGGGTAGTAACTCGCCACGTCAGCATCGCGCAGAACGTGGTTGCCATCGCAGATGATGTGGCGCTTTTTCTCGCAAGAGTGCAGACCACCGATGCCCATCTGATACTTCGACCCGCCGATCTCAATCTTCTTCTCAGACAGCCATTTCGGCAGCTGGATCGACGCCTTCTCGGTCAGCGTGAACTCGGTGTCGAGGATCGCATATAACGTCTTAATCAGGTCGTCAGATCGGAACTCAATGATCTTCGGGTTGAGATAGCGATAGGTCTTCGTGCGGTCGATCCGCTTGGGTGGCAACACCTGACGTCCATCGAGCTGGCCGATCTCTTTGCGGAACACAGCCTCGGCGATCTGCGCGTCTGACTTCGACCGCAGGTCCATCTTGTACTGCTTACTCATGTCGCGCCGAAGCTTCAGCTGCTTCGAGAGCGTGGTGTAGAGCAACTCCGTTGTCTCAAGGTCGTTGAGACAATAGGTCCGCAGTTCTTCGCGTTGCGTTGGCGAGATCGATGCGCTGGGATCAATCGGCAGATCCTGCATCTTCGGTGCGTTGATGCGCCCACCGTAAATCTTCAATGAGGCCTGCCCTGGTGCAACATTGATGATGTCGATGTGGTTCCACAACGTCCCACCATATGCCTTCTTCGGTATCTCGCAGTCGTGTTTTCCGGCGATCATCCAAGCGGGTCTGTCGCTCATGATGATCTTGTCACTCAACCGCTTCAGCTCTTCGTTGCTCTTCCCGTTGATGGCAGCGGAGATCATGAAGAGGTCATAGCTGTTGCTGTTGAAGCCGATGGTGAGGTTCTCTTCCATCATCGACTTCAGCCCGTCGATTTCTAGTTCCTGCCCCTCGTAAAGCTCAAACGCGACGGTCTCGGTGGAGCCGACGCGCTTAAAGAGGACAAGGAAATAATCGATGTAGGTTTCGACATCGACGACGTAGGTTGCCATTAGACTGCCTCTTCCCACTGATCCCCAATGTCATGCCAACCAAAGCAACGAGGGTCCATTCGCGCTGAAGCTCTCCAACCCTCTTTTGGCCCATCCAACTGGACCTTGCCGTCTTCGCGCATGAGCGCTGTCTGACCTTTGCGCAGGGTTGGGTTATCGCCAGTGTATTTGACCTGTTTCATCATTCCATCCTTTCAGTGTTTTGTTGGGGAGGCGGCAGCGATACGCCTCCCCCTTTGCGACCCCGAGTCATTCCCGTGATGCGAGGTCGCAATCTCTAACTGGTGGGGCTACCGGAACACCCGCCCCGTGATGTGACAAACATGCGCATTAAAATGCACCGAGTCCGGCTCTCGATCTCAGATCAGATGTCGAAGTCTTCGTCGTCCACCTCGAACTCTTCGAAGTCGTCATCGTCAGCAACGCTGCCACTCTCGAAGGGTTCACCATCCTTGAAGAACTGCACCCCGAGCAAGTTGGCGTTCACCCGCTTGCCGTAGCCGTTGTTCTGATACCAAAGATCGATCACTGCGTTGACGTAGCAGCCGGAGTAGGGCTTACCATCGTCCTCAGTGAGCGGTGACTTGTCACGGTCGATGACCTTCGGGCGCTTATTGTTGGCGCACTTGATCGTGTAGTGACCTTCGTACTCATCGCGACCCGACTGATCACCGTCCTTCAAGCAGATTTTGTCCGACGGGATTTTAGCACCCTTGAAGTGCTCTTTCATCCCAGCTTGGATTGCCTTTTCGATCTCAGCGATCTTGTCCGCATGCTCTTCCTTGTTGAGCATGAAGGTGGCCTCATACTTGGTCTCGTCACCTTGGAACTGCGCCTTGCGGAACAGCGATGGGAAAGACAGACGGACGTTCTGGAGTTTGATTTTCGGCATTTTGGCTTCCTTCTATTGTAGCCTTGGTTTTAGACCTGATCAGATGAACAAGGTCTCCTTCGGTCGTGTGGCTGCAACGTACAGGCCACGCGACGTGAAGCTCTCAATGTCACGCGCATCAACGAAGGCGCGACGGTATGACGATCCCTGAGACTTGTGTGAGGTCAGGGCGAACGGGTGCGAGAAAGACAGGACCGTGTTGTCCTTCAATTCGAAGAATGACTTCCACGCAGCACGTCGATCAGAATCTACGGACTTATCTTTCTTGAATTCTTCCTGCAGCGCTCGCGCCCTCTCTGCGCGACTAGCAAGTTCAACGCGATACGGATGTTTCGGGTTTGTCAGGGCTTCTTGGGTCAAATACTCAACCACAAACGTATTTCCGCCTGTCATCACCTCGATGATCTCACCCCACTGACCAGCACCAAGCTTGTTTACCACCCAGAGCGAGTCTTGGTTGCAGATGCGCTCTTCAACCATCATTCCAGTGTGATGGTCACGAACGTATTGTGCGATAGAGGATTGTGCGATCACCGTCTGTTCGACCTCGACATGATTTCGACCATGACCGTAGACCTTTTGGCAAGCAGCCTCTTGGACCTTATTCACGATTGCGTTTCTGTAGGCCACGAAGACATCGCGTTTCTCTTCAATCGCCGATGGGACGTCTACAGTATCAAGAAAGGCTGATGCAGCATTCCGAACATGCTCGACGCCATTGCCTTTGATCTCGCGCCACTCTTGCCCAGTCCGAATGGCCTCTGCGAGATGGGGGATGGCTGAGTCACCGCTTTGACGCATGATGGTCTTCAACTCGTAGCGGTTTTTGATGCCAGCCCAATTGATCTCCTCTTCCCCTACTGGGGGTAGCTGACCGGGGTCACCGATGATCAGAACCTTTGCGCCAACCTCTTTTGCCATCGCGTTGACCTGCTTGAGGTTCTCGCGAGAGAGCATCGACACCTCGTCGATCACGATGTAACGCGGACGAAGATCGCGCACCGTTCCACGATTAACCTTGCCGAACTTCATCTTGTCTTCGCTCTGCTTGTCGTCAATGACCGGAGCGATACCCAAGGCCTGTTGCGTTGTGGTCAGCACCATCGTGCCGCCCATGTGCTTGAAACTGTCGTAGCGGGTCTCGAACCGCGCACCCTGTGAAGAGAGGAAGTGACCGGAGATGTGCGTGGCCTTCCATGTTGGGGCCAACCACAGCATCTCGTCAAACGCACTACGGCGTTCTTCCATCATCTTGTACATGTGGCTTGCTGTGAATGACTTACCGCAACCAGCCCAACCGAGAAGGGCAAAGAGCGTTTCGTCGGGCTTGTCCAGAAAATCTTCGAAGGCGTCCACAGCGCATTGCTGTTCTGATGTGAGTGTCATTCGCTTTCATCCTTGTACGTTTCATTCAGCATACGCTGCAATGTCGGGCTTACCTGATTCTGACACAAAATACTATCGGAAATTCCGTTTTCTTTCCGATATCTTCGCAGCATGTAGACGACCTGCTTGTGGTTGAAATCCTTGCCGTATGCGGTCTTGTAACCAAGTCTGTTGAGTTCCTTGGCGATCTGCCTGTAGGGCACACCGCTCTCGAACCGCATACGTGCTGCGGCATCGACGATCTCCTTCGGATGCCTGTAGCTGTTGGCATCCGAAGGTGTCCTGAACCCTTTTTCTTCGTTACGAAACAACATCGAAGTCTTCGTCCGTGAGGTTGATGGGCGGTCGCTTATCATCCTCCGGTGCGAGTGTTGGACGACCAGCCGGTTTCACAACAGCGTCTTCAAGTATATGGCGGTTTTCCTTGATCAACAACTTCTCGGCCTGTGCCGGAGAGATCATGGTCTTTTTGAACAGCTTGTCGCCGAGGTATTTGGTCAGCAACTGCTCGGCATACGCCTCATCCGCCCATTTCCGTAGAGATCGACCCTCGACGATCTTGAAGCCGGGGAAGCTTGCGCCAGCCTCAAGGCGTTCGCGCACGACGTTCTCGACACTGGTGAGCCAGCTTTCGATCAACGCCTTGCTCTTCAGCACTTGAGACAGTTGCTTGTCCGTCAGCTTGTCCGGTGACTCAAGATCATCGAGGTCTTCGAACTCGGCCATGATGATGTCTTCGGTGTACTTCATCAGCGCTTTGCAGTTCGTCTTCGCCTTGCAGAAGCGACACTGCTTTTCGCCAGGAACACGCTCGGCATCACCAGACAGGGCGATCTCGGCCCTCTGGCTGACCCACTCGGCCCACTTCAAAAGCTCTTTGACCGAGATCGACCATTCGCTGATGTGGTCGAGACGTGGTTGCACGATGGCGATGTCCACCCACTCGAACTCGCTGATCCAACCATACTCGGCGTAGGTGCCAAGTGCGTAGAGCATGGCCTGTGGGTTGTTCTCAGCATCGACCTGAACACCCTTGCCGAACTTCAGGTCCGCGATCTTGATGCGCTTGTCTTTTAGGAACAGCGCACCGAAGTCGTTCGTCCCAAAGCCGTTTGGCACCCAGTCGGTGTAACTGACCTGTTGTTCGAGGAACGTCTCGTCAGCCGCCTTGGCAATGGCCCGACAATAGTCTGTGTAGACCTGCACATGGTCGGCCATCTCTTTGGTCACCACCCAGTCTGGCATGCTGTCGAGTGTCTTACCGACCCAGAAGTGAGGCTCTTTGTCGGATCGCAGTGTCTGCTCCGCAAGCTCGTGTGCGGCTGTCCCCTCCAGCGCAAAACTCGATCCGCTGTCGGGGATACCTTCTTCGGCTTGGACTGATCCACCACAATAAAGCCAGCGATGGGCGTTCGAGGCACCGAGCTTGGCGTGTTTAGATGGGGGCATCAGTCGTCACCTCGTATGTCCAGCGTCTGACGCAGGTTCTCGTTCTCATCCAGAAGTTCAGAGATCACGTCGTTCAGGTTTTCGATGTGATCGAAGATCGCCTCCATGTGAGGCTCAGGGAACATCTTGCGGATGGTGTCGGGTTTCCCTGCTTTTAGCAGGGAAAGAGCCACCTCGAAGCGTTCGACGTCGTAGCCGACGATGTCTTCCACAGTCATCATGCTCCAACCTCCTTCTTCATGTCGGCGAACAGCTTGCCGACGATCTGCGTTTCTTCGGGTGAAAGGTCTGTCGCGATGCTGGCACCATACTCAGCCAGAGTGTTCTTCATCCAGTCGCGCTTCGACCGATCCGCACGGCTGATCGCCAGAGCCATCTTCTTGACGTCTTCATGCGAGAACGTGGTCTCAGTCTCTTCGACCTCTTCGACCTCTGGCTCTTCGACCTCTGGCTCTTCGACCTCTGGTGCAGTCTCTTCGACCTCTGGTGCAGTCTCTTCGACCTCTTCTGTCTCTGGCTCCTCCGAACTGTAGAACTTTCGCCACTGGCTGTGGGCATTGCGAGCGGTGTTCTCTTTGATGCCAGCCTCATCGCATGCGGACTGGGCATCTGGGAACTTAACAGGTTCACCGAGTTCGTTCGTCAGATCATCGAAGATGCCCCACGCCTTCGCCACCTGACCCCCAGGTTTCGGCGCAGTGACGCCGTTGCGGGTCTCGCGGTCAATCTTGGACGGCTTGCCAACAGCCTCTTCGACGACGTCCTTGACGGACTTACCGCTGTGGACTGGTGCGCTGACCGTGGGTGCGCCCTGCGCTTCGAGCGTGGCGTTCAACTCGTAGATGGCGGCTGTGAGTTTCTTGATTTCTTCTTCAAGCATGTCGGGTTCCTTTCGGGTTGCTTATGGTTTCGATCCGCTGTTTTGCGACATCGGCTAGGTATTTGTGTTCCGGTCGCAGGGTGGCGAGAGCGCTTGCGGCAGAATGCACTCGAATGACGCTGCGCTGCACATAATTGGCCCATCGCGTAAGGCGGATGGCGAGACTCTCGATTGCCTCCTCCTGCGTCGGCTTCACCCACGACTGCCCAGAGCCATTTGTGCAGAAGTGCAGATCATCCTCGCCGTATTCCCACTTGTAACCATCTTTGATCGGTCGGCGGTACGGGTTTCGGGGATACCAGATACCAGTGTCCGTTCGGCTGTAGATGGGATAGGCTCGAAGATCGATGCCGTAGGTGTGACCTTCGCTCGTCGAACACCACCACGCTCTCCAGCGATGGTTCTCGGGGTTGTCATCGAGGTCTTCGTACCCCCACTTCGTGATCGACGGCACCTCTTCAATAGAGAGGCCGTCGATCTTCAGAATGTTATCGAAATCGATCATGGTTTTTTCCCGTATCCAAAGGCCATCTTCAGATCGCTACTACTCTTGATGGCCTTGTAAAACTCCTCGACCAACGTCTCTGGGTCGCCGTTCACTGGCATCGTCAATTTGACGTCGTTGAAATCACACGTCACGTTGACGTGGTTGCGATTGGCGAAGACCAACATCTCGTTTGCGACTTCGTTGATTCTGTCACCCGCCATCGCCTCCACATGGATCGACAAGGTCACGCCTTGTTGTCCAAGACAGGTGTGTCGATCTTGTCGATGTCGATGCCGGTCATCTTGGCAACGCTCTCCAGCTTCTGCATGAGTTCGGCCTGTACGAACTTGCGTTCGAGCAGTTGCTCTTCCTCGT